GAAGATAACATTACTATCTGTGAGGAATCCTAAACGGTTCTTAAAGAAGAATACATCGTTGATGGTACTACCCACAAAAGAGGGAAAGGGATTAGTGAAGTCGTCTCCTGCTTTCCTGCTACGCCATCCTACTTCATTCGGAGCTTCTACCGTATCGAACTGATCTTCCTCTGGTGATTGTAGCTTAAAGTTACCGTTAGCTAATCTAACAAGAGTGACGGGCATCGTCCTGTATTCAAGATTAGTTTCGATAGATTCTAGTACTTCTGTCTCACTCTCATCTTTCTTCCACCCGACAGTTTCTATCCACGATCCTTCACCGAAGTTAGAACCATCCTTTACTTTAAAAACCACATAGTAATCATCTTGGTCGATGTCAGCATCTCCCTTTATTTTTATCGAGAAGTTATTAAAACAACTCTTTGGGAGATCAACGATACTATCTACTTCTTTATACGCTAGACCAAGTCCTTGATTAGCTAGACCGTCTTCGACTCTTATACGAAAGTCTCTATCTCCGGGTCTTATTTTTATAACAGAACCTTCTCGTTCAACCGTGAAAGCATCAAAAGTTTGTGTAGATACTGTGTATGTAGGATTAACGGGAGTTTGAAACTCTCCTGCGACTGCCCTTATCCATGTTGTTGAGTTTTTACTCCAAATAGGAAAGAAAGAAACCGTTATTGGGTGTGTGACTTGATCGCTGTTATAGTGACTACCGTTATGCACCATAGAAGTGCTAACAATTTCACCGTTTGAATTAAGTGTGGCTGTCCCGTTTGCACTTGTGTTAACAACACCTCCAACCGTTTGGATAACCGAAAAGAATAACTTTATAGCATCGGCACGAACAGCTTCTGTATTAGTAGGTACTAACCAACCACTTCCGCCGTTAGTAATATTAACAGCAGATATACCTGTTGTGTTTGCAGTAGTGCCGAACTCTTCCTCTATACATTCGTATAAGTCTTTTGCTATGTATTCTGTATCGGCGTGTTTACCTGCGTGAGTACCAGTGCTAGGTCCGCTTATGTATGTAGCAGGTCTATCGGGACTCAAGTTGCTAGTATTATAATAGTGATGTGCTTCTGTAATAGTAGAGGCTAACGGTACTAATCTATCATTTATATATACACTGTAAGCTTTCTCGTAGTCGCCTAACTTAACACTTATTAACGCTTCCTTTTCGGGTGTGTCGCTATACTTGTTAAGGTTTTTCTCCACCACCATGTTCTTATTAACCAAGAACGTATAGTCAGCTACTGTCAGTGCTCGTAGGTCTTTCAGTGGGTCTGTTACTGCTGTACTAGCTGATCCGCCTAAGCTGAGATAACTCTGTGCAATAGATGTGACAGCTACCGATATGTTCGTACCGTTTGCTAAATCAATAACACCTACACCACCCAACGATACCTGTACGCAATACTTGTTATCTTCATCTCTCTTTACGAAATGTGTAAACAGATTCTTTTGGTTAGCGTCACTGACAGCACTGTCGTTAAACTCATTGACCCATCGCGTATTCGGACGCTTTACTAATCCCTCAACAACAGTAGACCAAGCATTAATCTGTTCGTCACACTGTCCGGGATAACGAAGATTGTCTGGTTGTTGTGATACCCCTTGTGCGAGGTTCGGTACGCTTGTTACTAACAGAGGCATATCGTTTATCGATCTATTATTCTAAGTATGCTGTAGTTATCAAAGATAGAACGGTCAGCATTCTCGGAGTCACTGTCAATAGCACGGGCTTTCGCTTCTATTTCTTCTCTCATCGTAAAGCCTTCTATCTCACGATTACCAATAAATCGATTAGCAAATATCCGAGCTGCTTTGACCGTTACATAATGTCTGATCTGCTCAGGCAAATCTTCAAACTCTAATTCAAAAGTGATTGTTCCTTTTACGCTCTTTGTCCACACCTCAGTATGGTTCTTTCTGTCGTAAAGCTTTAATCCACGTTGTACAGGGTCTGTGTCTGTATATAACAAAGGATCAAGGTCGAACTTCAAAGTGTTATTCGGAAGGGTGATCTTACTTGTATTAGTATCAGGAGTAAGTTCGTATTCGTATTCTGTATTGCAGTGCCATCCTTCCGACTGTACGGCTCTGCTTGTTTCATCCAATGTAGATATGGCTTGTATAGCTGTGATTGGTAGACTGGTCTGTCCTGTAATCGTATTGACTGGTGATTCCCCGATGACGCTAATCATCGTATTAACAGCTTCTAATTTAGTAGTCAGTGCCATAGCTATACATATAAAAAATAATCAGTGGAGGGGAGCGGAACGAATCACAGACCTCCCCAACACCGAGAGAAGAGCGTTACTTCTGTAGTTCGATAGCACACTCAGGACGGAGAACTCCGTGACCCATAGCGTACTTCGCAACAAACAACGTACCTTGACGCTCGATTTGGTACTCAGATTCAGTAGCTAAGTCGAGTAACTTTACAGTTCCGACAGCAGCTGAATGTGAAACAATACCGAGGGTATTACTAAAGTTACCGTTGTATCCGTTACCTGCACCAAACACATCATTGTCAGCTGCTCCGTCGCCAGTAGCAGTACCGCTGAGATCAGTTGATGGGATGTGGTTAGATTTGAAGATGCTGATACCAGCGATCTGAGGAATGGTTCCTGAAGAAATCGAACCTACGCCTCCGATGTCCGAGTTAACGGCGGAGAGAAGGTTGAAGCTGTTATTAGCGTCAGCACCTGTTACTAACTTGTAGTACTCTTGTGGGCGAAGAACGCAGAAACGACCATCGCTAGGAACGTCGTTTTCGTCGAGCTTCTGAGCAGCAGTAAACAAAGCAGCAACTAGTTCAGATCCGGTTGGATCACTGTTGTCAGCGTCGTCAGAACCATCAGCAGGAGTACCCATAAGGTTAGCAGAAACGTCAAGAACGCCTCCAACTTTACCACCAGTAATAACAGCGTTAGAACGAGCAGCAGCGATGAACACTTTAGCAAGAGCAGTATCGAAACGAACAGCAAGAGCCTTACCCAACTCGTTAGCGTAAACGCTGCGGATGTCGTAGTGGTTCTTTACGTCGTCGATGTTAGCTAAGAAAGTAGAAGCAATGAGCATCTTATCGATGTTGATTACTCGCTCAGACTTTCTGATGTCACTAAGGTATGTAGCACCTGCACCTTTTTCAGCGATGTTATCACCGGGTGTGTGGTAGTTAGCGGAAGCTATACCTGTTACTGGGAATTGAGCGGACTTACCGGACTCAATAGTTCTGATTGTGTGTAAGGGTTTAAAGATGTTGCTTTCTTCGAAGGTTTGCAAAATCTCTCCGCTGAACTTTTTAAGGAACAACGCATTGTCTTGTGCAAAACTTCCGTCAGAAGTAGCATCATTGAAACCTACACGACTTGGGGCTGTATCTCCGTTTGCCATAATATATGATCTCCTATGTTATAAGTTATTGAATGTGTGATGATTACCAGTGACTTTCACATCTTTCGTCTTCACAGGATTGTCCGCCGCAGCGGGTCGAGGGACTAGTTGTTGCTAGTTGTCGATTAAATTTAAGTATAAGTAAAGAGGAAAAGTTCTTGACTGTCAACCTCTTCGACCGCTAGGACCAAAGTAAAAACCTAAGATACAAGGCAATATTACCGTGCATCCCATAAGGCTGATGTGTCCAGAAGAGATCGATATTGGTTCTTGGTTAGCTTGAAAACTGATGAGTCCAAAGAAGAACTCGTTGACTCCTTCTCCGTCTGCGTTGGTAAGGGTGACGATTTCTGCGGAGGGGAAGAGGGTACAGAGGACGATACACGCACAGAGCGTAGACACCCCGATAACAGCAAGAATACGACGAGTAAAAGAAACAAACTCACCAGTACCTCCTTTAGCGATTTCAGCTTGTAGTCTAAGGAAATTATCACTCGCACGAGCTTCTCTCGCCATTTCAAGATCATGCTTGTTCTGTTTTGCTTCAAAGATATATCCGAACACGCCTTTAAGAATCGCCCCCATAGCAGTGCTACCACCGCCCGTGATAAATAACATAAGTAATTCACCCATCTCATCTCATCCCTTCTACTTTGTCACGCAATCTGTCTAACTCTTTT